GACTTAGACTTGAGATACCTTAGTAAACAAGCTACATTACGGGTTTCAAGGATACAATACGGACCGCAGCTGTTTCCTTATGGCATTTGTAATGATCAAGAAATAATTAATTATCTATTCTATGTAACTAATAAGAGTCAGAAACGCTATACTGGTTATAGAACATATGCGAATTTAGAGAAAATATTTAGTGGTGCAGTAGAACCTATAATAGATAAGGTCTCAGCAAGTCATCTGAGACATATGTCAATCTACGAACTTAGACAGTTCGGCTTGGAGTATTTTAGGAAAAATGTTGAATTCGCGTTGCCACTACTGGATAAGATAGCTGCGTACGGGATACGAGAAAGTTTCTTAGTTGGAGTATTAATTTGGTGTTGTTCGTTAAGTAAAATTAATCGGCAGTTAATGCATAAGAGCGGTATTTGGCTGTGGGACATAACTAGTGAAACAGATTTTTATACCAGGATTAAGAAAGATTTTAGTCAACGACTCAAGGCCGTACAGAATTTGCTTGAAATAGACATGACACAATTTTTTGAAATGGAAGTCTTAGTTAATAGGGGTGTTGGGTCAGTAGACTGGGAGGCGGAGAGGCTGCACAGGGTGCGTCCTAATACGTGTAGCATAAGTGCTGGCATTATTTATAAAGAGGCTACTCATTTATTTCAAAGGTTACTGTCATTGAACAGCAAGCCGCAGAAGTCATCTTGGGATAGCTACTGGGCTGGTCGTTGGCAGTGGTCACCAACAGGAGCTTATCATTCTCAGTACGATAGTGACAATCAATACAAGGCAAAGTCACGCTTGTTGAGACACAAGTTTTTCGCTTTTAATAGGATGCCGGACATACCATTTGAAGAGATGATTAGTAGAAAACCAGAGATAGTGGCTTGGCCCTCGGTGAAGTGTGAATGGGGTAAGCAACGAGCTATTTACGGGGTTGATGCAACTAGTTTCATAATTAGTGGCTATGGGTTTGCTGGCTGTGAGGAGGCGCTGAGCGCTCTTTTTCCAATTGGACCCGCGGCTACTGAGGATAATGTGAGCAAAACAGTTAATGAAGTGTTAAGGAACGGGGTTCCTTACTGTTTTGATTACGAGGATTTCAATTCACAGCATACACATGACAGCATGCAAGCAGTACTTACCGCATACCGTGAAGTGTTCAAGACTAAATTGTATAAAGAGCAGATCGAAGCCATTGATTGGACAATATTATCGATACATAATAGTAGAATATTAGCTGAGAGCGGTGAATACACTACTCGCGGTACACTGCTATCAGGGTGGCGTCTCACGAGTTTTGTTAATACTATACTTAATTACATATATGCACAGGTGGCATTACAAGGGACTGGGATGGTTTCTACACATAATGGTGATGACGTCCTGGCTGGCGTGTCAACATATAAACAAGTACAACAACTACAGAAGGGCGCGGCAATGTATAATATAAGATTTCAGAAATCAAAATGTTATTTAGGAGCTATAGCTGAATTTCTACGTGTTGACCACAGAGTCGGGACTGGTGCCCAGTATCTAGCTAGGGGAGTATCAACATTTGTACATGGACCAACGGAAGCAACTATACCTAATGACCTTTGCAGTGTACTATCATCTATAAAAACTAGAGCTCAAGAGTTGGTAGATAGGGGTGCTTATGTAGAAATTGTAAAGTATTGTAAAATGTTACAACATAAGCACTTGTGTAAATTATGGAATGTATCATTAGAAGAAATCAGTATTATAGAACGAACACATGTATCGCTAGGCGGATTAAATACAAATATAGTTCCAGGCGGACTAGTCTACAGAGTAGAGAGAGTACAGCAACGTTATCTTACTGACGAAGATAGTCTTGATGATGCAAAAGCAGATTTACCGGGAGTACATGCTTATGCCAGGAAACTAACAAGACGTCTGATAGACAATAAATATTACACACACATTGTGAGCGCAGCGCGCAAAGCTATACTAGCAGCTTCAGTCGCAGTGAAGTTCGGGGTTAAGCTCATTAAAATTGAGTTACCTGATCACTGCATTGAAATGAACGCTCAACAGTATGGTATGTACAAACATGAAAGTTTGGGGATT